CGAAACACCTAAAGTCGAGGAGATTAAAATGACTGAGGTAAATACAGACGAAATCCGTCAAGCCGCTAAAAAAGAAGCACTTGGCGAGTTTCAAAAGAATGCCCAAGAGATTACAGCTTTGGGCGTACGTCACAACAAACGCGACCTTGCAGATCAAGCTATTGCTGACGGTCTGTCAATCGCTGAGTTCCGTGGCGTTCTGCTGGATGCACTTCCAGAAGGTAAGCCATTAGAGCAATCTGTTGGCGCAGTTGACCTAAACGAAAAAGAGCAACGTGATTATAGCTTTATGAAAGCTGTTCGTGGCTTGGTAAATGGTTCAGGTCTTAACGGTTTGGAGCGTGAAGTTTCAGACGAAATCGCAAAGCGGCAAGGCCGTGAAGCCCGTGGCTTCTACGCACCTGATAGCTTCTGGACAGGCAAACGTGACCTGACCAAAGGCACAAATTCTGCTGGTGGTTTCTTGGTTGGAACTGACCATCTTGGCAATGAGTTTGTTGACGCACTCCGCGCACGTTTGGTCTTTAGTGACTTGGGCGCACGTTTTATGACAGGTTTGAAAGGCAATGTTGCCATTCCTAAACTTGCCGCTGGCGTATCTGCTGGATTTGTTGCTGAGAATGGTGCGACTTCTGAAGTCAACGCAACATTTGCACAAATCGAAATGTCACCAAAATCACTTGGTGCGTTTACTGACATCAGCCGCTTGCTGATGATCCAGTCAGACCCAAGTGTAGAACAGGTTGTGCGTGATGACCTTCTAAATGCTATTGCTCAGAAGATTGAGGATGTAGCTATTGAAGGTGGTGCATCAAACGAGCCTACTGGTATTACAGGTACATCTGGCATTGGTTCAGTTGCTATCGGTACTAACGGTGGCGCACCAACATGGCAGATGGTTACAGACCTAGTTAAAGAGGTCGAGGTTGATAATGCCGCTATTAACGCTAACACTCTTGCGTTCCTGACTAACGCTAAAGTTAAGTCTAAAATGGCGTCAACAGCTAAAGTATCATCAACTGACAGTGTAATGATACTGAATGAGCCGTGGAACACACTTTATGGCAACCCTCTTGCGGTAACTAACAACGTACCATCAGACCTTACTAAAGGTTCTACATCTGGCACTTGTTCCGCATTAATCTATGGCGACATGTCCCAGCTCATGCTTGGATTTTTCTCAACGGCCGATGTGCTTGTTGATCCCTACACAGGCGGTTCATCAGGTGCGGTGCGTATCCGTGTAATGCAGGAAGTAGATATTGCTGTGCGTCATGCTCAGTCGTTTGCGGCCTGTTTGGATATTACTACTACTTAATGAAAACGTGGGAAGGCTTAGCCCTTCCCACAATTCATCGGGGGTTTAAATGAAGATTAGATTGAAAAGAGATATTGCTATCAAGGGTGAGCATAATGTTGCTGGCTCAGTGATAGAGGTTGATAATGAAACTGGCATCACCTTAGTCAATATGGACAGGGCAGAACTTGCAGAAAAAGATGCAAAGCTAGAAAACAGAGCCGTTGGGCTTGACACAGAAAATGCCGCACCACTTACCAAGCGTAAGAAAGTGAAAAAGTAATGGCAGTAGAAACCGCAACCGAACTATCAATATTTTTTGATACGGATGACTTTGGGGTTGCGGCAACTTACACACCATCAGGCGGCAGTGCCGCCACAGTAAATGGGATATTTGATAATGCGTTCTTTGAAGTCCAAAGTGGTGGCGAAGTTTCAGTTGCTATGGAACAGCCTAGTTTCGTCTGCCGTACTTCAGATGTGCCAAGCGCGGCTGAAGGTGATGCGCTCACTGTTAATTCAATTGCCCACACAGTTAGGGTTGTTCAAGTCGATGGTGTTGGAACGACTACACTCATACTGGAACAGAATTAATGGCACACGTTCGTAAGTCTATACGTGATAATATCACCACGACACTTACGGGCTTAACCACAACAGGTTCAAGTGTATTTCAGACGCGGTTCTATCCATTAGCTGAAGCTAAGTTGCCAGCTTTAACTATATATACAAAATCTGACACGACAGAATATAGTACCATATCAACGCCAAGAACGCAGATAAGAACGCTAGATGTGACTGTTGAGGCTTACGTGTCGGGTAATACAAACGTAGACAATACGTTAGACACAATAGCCGTTGAGGTAGAAGAAGCATTATATACTGATCTGACCCGTGGTGGTAACGCTAAAGATACACGTATCACGCAGTTTGATGCAGATTTTAGCGGCGATGGAGAAAATCCTGTTGGCGTTGGTAGGTTCACAATCGAAGTTGTATATGCTACTTTAGAAAATGATATTGAGACGGCGGTTTAAGATGAAACAAGTTCGTGTTTATGATAAAGATGGTAATATGATAGTATGCTGGCCTGAGACAGCAAAAAAGCTAATCAGGTTGGGGTATTCGGCTGACGAGCCGAAAAAGAAGGGTAAAAGTCAGAAGCCCAAAAAGTCTGGCACAGTTGCAACTGACGGAGATTAATTATGGCAACACATTCAGGTTCGGAAGGTTTGGTTAAAGTAGGTTCAAATCAGATTTCGGAGGTGCGTTCATTTACTTTGGATATTCAGGGGGAAGTGGTTGAGGACACCAGTATGGGTGACTCGTTTAGAAGCTACAAAGCTGGTTTAAGTTCATATACAGCTTCAGTGGATTGCTTCTTTGATGAGACAGACACAGCGCAAAACGCACTTGATGTTGGCTCATCTGTGACACTAGAACTGTATCCAGAGGGTGCGGCATCTGGTGATACATATTTCACTGGCACAGTTATTGTTACTGGCAAAAGTGTCACATCATCATTTGATGGTATGGTTGAGGTTTCATTCACTGCTACTGGTACTGGTGGCATTACTGAAACACAAGTTTAAGTCTAGGCATTGGTGGTAATATGTCTAGGTTTGGTGAGCAGATCGCCGCTAATCGTGCGGCAAGAGAACGTCACTCAGTAGAAGTACCTGAGTGGGGTACAGATGATAGCCCGTTAGTAATTTACTATGGGGCTGTTACAGGCAGTGATATTGATAAAGTCCAGCGCAAGCACAAAGACTTTCTGACTAATCCGACTATGCCAGCAATGGTAGAGGTTTTATTAATCAAGTCAGAAGATGAACAGGGCGAAAAAATCTTTACGTTAGAAGATAAGCCAATTCTGATGCGTGAGCCTTTTGAAATTATCACTAGAGTTTTTGGCACTGTCTTTAATGCCACATCATTAGAGGAACAGGAAAAAAACTAAGACGCGACCCATTCAGGTTCAATCTGATAGCACTGGCTGAAAAACTTGGTAAGACCATCGCAGAGATTGAACAAATAACATTAGACGAGTATAATGAATGGGTTGCGTATTATAATTTGCTAAGGGAACGGCAAGATGGAAAGAATTAATATAGGCTTAGTTGCCCACGATAAGGCAACAGCACCCATCAAGAAAGTTCAACAGCAAGTCAGCCAGTTCCGTGTTGTGGTTGACAACTCAACCAAGTCTACAGCTAACTTCAATAAATCTATGCAAGCTGGCACCAGGTCATCAGGTATGATGCGTGGCGGCATCCAGCAACTAGGTTTTCAAGCGCAGGACGTTGCAGTCCAATTAGGTGCTGGCACAAATGCCGCGCAAGTCTTTGCACAACAGGGCTCTCAAATATTGTCAGTCTTTGGCGCTGGCGGTGCGATATTAGGTGCTGTTGTCGCTGTTGTGGGTTCTTTGGGTGCGGCCTATATGCGTTCAGGTGCATTTACCAAAAGTTTTGCAGATGAGCATGAAGAACTGAACGAACTGCTGGATGATGCGGCAGCACTTGGCGGCACAGCTAAAGAGCAGTTTGATAGGCTAAAAGATACTTATGGCACTGTTACCGCTAGTGTCATTGCGCTTAATGAGGCGCAGAAAAATCTTATTAGGTTAGATATAGCTAAGAACTTTGCACAGCTTAAAGAAGCAGTCTTTGATAGTGCAAGTGAGTTCATTAATATAGCTAACAGATTAGAAACAGTTGCAGAAGGCGGCAGAAAAGCTAAACGAGCCATAAACCCTTTAAATGTTGCTTTCAATGCTTTGACTAAACAGTTTGAACTAAGCAAACCACAAATAAAAGATGTATCAATTCTTCTGAAAGAGTTGCTAGAAGTTCCTGCTGAAAAGGGTGAAGAAGCCACACAAATTATAAGTAAAATAATTAATATTTTTGGCAACGCTAATCCAGAGAAAGTAAAAGAGTTGCAAGATACTTTGGTTAAGTTTGGCTTGACCATACCAAAAGTATCAGAAACGCTAGATGAACTATCTGCAACTGCTAGTGAAAGTGTTGATGGTCTTGCCGCTAACTTCCATAAAAACTTTGGCGATGTTATACCAACAGCAGCTTCATCAGCCACATCTGCTATCACTGATGCGCTTACAGGTGCTAGAAACGCAATGGACGCATTTAAGGATGCAACTAAGTCAATTATTTCTGCAATAATTAATCAGTTTGTAAGGTTAGCTATTGTTAATCCTATTATTAACAGCATCTTTGGTGGTGTTTCTGGCTTTGAAAAACAACCTACACTTTTTGCCCCTACAAAAACTGGCAACGCAACAGGTGGCAGTGTTAGAAAAGGCAGACCAATTCTCGTCGGAGAAGCTGGCGCGGAATTGTTTATCCCTAATAAAGCAGGGGTGATAGTGCCAAACAATCAGCTAAAAGGTGGCGATGGTGTGACTATCAATCAAACTATAAATGTTACCACTGGCGTTCAGCAGACTGTTAGAACAGAGATAGCCAGCTTAATGCCACAGATAGCACAAGCCACTAAGTCTGCTGTTGCAGATGCAAGGATGCGTGGCGGTTCTTACTCTAAAGCGTTTGGTAGGTAATTATGGCTATTACATATCCGCTATCTACACCAACTAATAAAGCCATTGCAGACATCAATCTGATTGCACGTAATGTTGTGGGCGTTTCAACGTCACCATTCAGCTTCAAGCAACAGGTTTATCAATATCAGGGACAGCGTTGGGAAGCAGATATTACTTTGCCGCCAATGAAGCGTGAGGATGCGGAACTTTGGGTGTCGTTCTTGATGAAGCTGTACGGACAAAAAGGCACGTTTTTGCTTGGTGATCCGCTTGGCGGTACAGCTAGGGGTTCAGCATCTACATCAGCAGGGACGCCAGTTGTTAACGGCGCAAGCCAAACAGGTGGCACATTATCCATTGACGGTTTGCCAGCTAGTGCAAGTGGCTATTTAAAGGCTGGCGATTATATACAGTTAGGATCAGCCGCAACCGCACATCTATATAAAGTGTTGAATGATGCAGACAGTAATTC